TCAAGACTTCATTCTTAAATTGATGAATCCTAAAAACAAGGGAGCAAATTTGCTTGTTGTGCGTAAGATAGATGCCTCTAATAAGGATTCAACCTTTGCTGAATTAACTGCTGCTGTTGAGCGTGTTTGCGGGGCTAAGTGGCAAAGCTACTGGAAGGTTAAACAAAGCCCTTTGGAATTAGAGTGTTTAATTACAGGTAATAAAGTTATCTTTCGTGGAATGAAGGATGTTAATGAGCGAGAGAAAGTAAAATCCATTAACTTCTCTCGAGGCAAATTGACTTGGATATGGATTGAGGAAGCAACAGAGCTACAAGAATCAGACGTAGATATCCTTGATGACCGATTAAGGGGATTGTTACCCAATAGAAACCTGTATTATCAAATGACATTTTCTTTTAACCCAGTAAGCGCAAACCATTGGATTAAGCGTAAATACTTTGATATTGAACACCAAGATATTTACACATATTCAAGTACTTATCTTGAAAATCGTTTCATTGATGAAGCTTATCACAGACGTATGATGCTACGTAAAGAACAAGATCCAGAAGGTTATAAGATTTACGGCTTAGGGGAATGGGGAGAGCTTGGTGGTGTTATTTTATCCAATTACTCTGTTCATGACTTTGATATTGCTTTTGAACGATTTGATTCTATGCACCATGCCCAAGACTTTGGTTTTAACCATGCAAATGCATTACTCACGGTTTCTTTTAAAGACGGTGAGCTTTTTGTGTGCAATGAAATCTATGTACACCAAATGGATACAAACGAAATTATTGAATCTGCTGATAAAAAACAAGTCGTCAAAAGCTTACCGATGTATTGTGATTCAGCTGAACCTGACCGTATAAAGATGTGGAGAGACGCTGGCTATAATGCAATACCTGTTCATAAGAATCAAGGTAGTGTAAAAGCTCAAATTGATATTCTCAAAGGATTAAAGATTCATATTCATCCTTCATGTGTGAATACGATCAAAGAAATTCAGCAGTGGAAATGGAAGAAGGACCCGAAGTCAGGTCTCTATCGTGATGAGCCAGTTGAGGTATTTGACGATGCAATGGCTGCTCTTCGATATTCAATTGAACCATTACGAGTTAATCAAGAATACAGCAATATCATGCTACCTACTATTGGTGGATGGAAAATGAAGGGGGTGAATGAATATTATTGACCGTTATCGAAGCTGGAATACAAAAAGAAAGACTAGAAAATACCTTCACAATATAAGCCGTGCTATTAATTCGCGTTTGGAGAGTGGCAGACAAACTCAAGAGAAATGGGAAAAGCAATTCTCCTGGTATGAGGGAATTATGATTCATCGTAGTGAGTTTCGAAATAAAGACGTTATGGAAAGCCTGAAGCTCATTCGTGATTTAAATCCAACAGCATCAATGGCTATATGGAACTTTCTTCGCCTATCCAATACAGGTCATGAGCTTGAATGCTTAAAGCCTACAGGCTCCAATGACAGGCAGGGGCTAGATTATATTAATAATCTTGCAAAACGTGTAGGAGCTTTATATGGCGGTGGTACTGATCAGTTAATTAATGTGTTACATCTAACTGCTTTTACTCAAGGAGCCATTTGTCTAGAGGTTGAATTGAATGAAGGATTAAATGATGTGGTAGATTTTCATGCAGTCGATCCTACCTCTGTAGAGTTTCGGAAGGATAAAGAAACAGGTGAAATCCAATTAGTACAAAAACAGTCCGATGGTACATACAAAGTGCTAAACCGAGAGCAAGTATTTTATCAGCCTCTTGATCCGGACATTGGAGATCCTTATGGGCGTTCTCCTATTTTACCAGTTCTGCAAGTTGTATTCTTCCAAACGGAAGTATTAAAAGATTTGAAAGCTGTGGCTCATAATCAAGGCCATGCAAGATTTGATATTTCAATTGTTGAGGAATCTATTTTAAAGAACATTCCTCCAAGCATTGCTTCTCAAGGTGAACAAGCAGTACGTCAGTTTGTTGGTAAATACATTAGTGATATTGAATCCGCTTTTAATAAATTAAAGCCAGACGATAACTTTATCCATCCTGATAGTGTGAAGGTCGAAATGACAGGTGGTACGAATGGAAAGTCGATGGATGCTACAGCCCTTATTAATATCATTAATCAGCAGCTTGTTGCTTCGCTAAAACAATTGCCTATCTTGCTAGGGTTAAATGAGACGAGCACAGAAACACATGGTACTGTTCAATGGCAAATATATGTGGCAGGTATTGAAAGCATTCAGCGAGGTGTTAAGCGTGTTATAGAACGTGCTTACAATGTTGCATTGCAAGTACAAGGAAAACAGAGTAAAGCTCGTTTAACCTTTAATAAGCTACGTACAACAGATCGTTTCCAAGATGCACAAGCCGAGCAAATTGAAACAAATACTTGGATAGCAAGGGTAAATCAAGGTTGGGTTGATAATCACGAAGCTGCTAATGAGGTAGTTGGTCATGATGCTGTTGGAGGGCCACAAGCACCAGTTACAACATCGCCAGTTATCGCACGTTCAAGGCATGTACAAGTTAAACGTCAACCAAAAACACGAGCTGATGATACTGAAGATGAGTATGTAAAGGAAATACAAGGTGATTGGGTACCTGAAGTCGCTGTTCTAACAACAAAAGCAGCTGATAATTTCTATGACCTGCTACAGAATCAAGTAGAAACATATATCAGTAGACTTGAGGAAGCTGATACGCCTCCTACGCGTGTGTTGATAGATGTTCATAGGTTTATGTATTCCAACACTCGAAGAGACCTCTCAGACGTTCCTAAAACGTTCATTGATTGGATTAAATCTAATATCTTGACGGACCAAGGTGAACAGTTGGAGTTATGGGATGCAGCAGGTTTTGATTGGATAGAGCAATCAGCCAAAATAGCAGGGATGTACAATATTATGGAAATCGATACAGAGCTCGTATTTGATGATACGGACGACGATTTCTTACGTTCCTTATCTGATCGTTCTCGAAGAGCTGTTGAATTGATTCAAGGCGTTACTGATGAGCATGTAATCATGGCATTGTGGGATGTTGCTTTTGAGGGGCAGTACAGTGTGACTAAAGCAGCTAATGCATTACGAGAAGACTTTGCTTTCTCAAAAGGGAGAGCAAGAACTATCGCTCGCACTGAAATGGTAGGAGCTGCAAGAACTGGTCAATGGCATTCTGATAAACAGTCAGGTATGGTCATCGGCAAGATATGGCGTTCTGCTCAGCAAGATCGTACAAGGGACGGTCATAGAGAAGCTGATGGGCAGAGAAAAACATTGGATGAGCCATTTTACGTGCAAAACGCAAACGAAGAGTTTGAGCCGTTAATGTATCCTGGTGATAGCTCAAAAGCTTCAGCAGATAACGTCATTAACTGTCGTTGCTGGTATAAACGTATTCTTGAAGGTGAAGAGCATTTATTGGAGGGAGGTGAATAAGGAATGACAGGAGCTTTACATTTGCCAGTGCGCTTACAGGTAGCACAAGAACAGGAAATAGATTTAGATGCAATTAATCGTCATACGCTTGAGCCTGTAACAGCTGATGATATTTTTACATTCTCAGGTGTTTGCTCGAATGACAGACTAGATTCTTACTTTACACGAATGGACCCTGTAACTACATTACGAAACTATGCTGCTGATTTAAACAATGGCGTGAGTTTATTAGGGAATCATAATATCTATACAGCTCCTTTTGGTCGTTCATACGGTGGTCAGTTGATTCAAGATGATGCCGATAATGCGAATGCAGTGCGCGGTGATTGGTACATCCTTAAAGGTGTAAAAATCAATGGTGAGTCTACAGACGATACTATACGAGCTATTAAAGCTGGTATTACACGCGATATGTCCGTTGGCTTTTCTGATGAATCTTATCGTTGCGGTTCTTGTGGCCGTGATTTATGGGATTGGGAATGTCCACATATTCCAGGGCTAGAAGATGAAAATGGTCGAATGTCCTTTGCTTGGATTGAAAACGCTAGGCTTAGAGAAGTATCGACTGTATATAAAGGCGCTACACCTGGTGCTTACATCGACAAAGCGAGAGCTTATGTCCAACAAGGTGAACTAGAAGAAAACAAAATAGCAAAATTAGAGCAACGCTTCCAAACTCGTTTTGAGAGAAAGGATGGCGCTGCTTTTTTTATGCCTAAAAGGGAGGATAACAAAAACATGAACTTAATTGAACAAGTTCGAAGTGCTCTAAAAGAAGGAAAGCTTGAGAAAAGTGCTGTTTATAACGTTTTATCGTCAGAAGGTGAAGTCTTTCGTCAACCAGAGGATGTTCAATTACGTAATGAGTTGGGCGAGCAAGCCACCGTAGAAGGCATTAAGCAATTAAAGGTAGAGGCGGAACAAGGTCGTCAATATGCATCAGATTTGGTTGACCAAGCTGTTGCGGCTCGTACACGTGCTCAAGGTGACAAATTCAATGCAGAGTCTTATAAAAACATGCTTATTCGTTCTGCTGATTTTGACTATATCAAAGAGGAAATTAACGCTTACGAAGAAATGGCAGGCCAACGCTTTACAGGAGGTCGTCAAACAAACCCTGATGATCCAAACCGTGGTCAAGGTGGCGGCAACGAAGAGGACGACATCATTGTTTCAGAATCATACAAAGGAGATGACAAGTAATGTTTAACAAAGTAGGCGGTATTGTACCAGATAGTTATGGATTATCCCTCACTGTTTTTGTGCAAGATGCTACATCTGAAAGCCCAGTGAAGGCAGGAACACCACTTAAATTGGCAACTACAGGTGCTTATCATGCAGTTAAATGCGGTGATGGTGATGCTATTCAATTAATGGCCAAGCATACTGTTACATCAAAAGAAGCGCCACTTGGTGTATATGACTATACTCACAAACGTAACAATGAATTTCCGTACACTGGCACTATCGCTGTTGGTGATTCAGTGGTAGCAAATGGCACTGGTGGTGTAAAGAAAGCAACCGAAGCCAATGGTTCTTATGTGGCATTAGTTAATTCAAGTAAAGGAACAGTAGAAGTTCTACTGCCTTAATGGAGGGGAAAGCATGAAATTTACAGGCAAAATCAAGAATAGTCGTGGAGAAATTATTGAATTAAAAAATGGTTCAGAATTACGAACTGCTATGAAAGATTCAGCAGGGAAAGATGGCCGTATTGCTGGTCAAGCTGAAGAATTACTTAGTAAAAACAGTTCAGCTACTTTCCGTTCTTACCTTGCTTCTCAAGGCGTAACAGTAAAAGATGCTGTTCGCGCATTAGGCATTGAAGATATCAGCTCTCAACAAGTTCGTGCTCTTTATCAAAATGACAATACAAAGCCTTTATTCAATGCTGTGTTAGAGGATGGTTTCCGTGAAGGATTCTTAGCTGGTGGGCGTTCTGATCAATTAGTTGGTCAAACAATCAGCATGGATCAAATGAGTTACCAGTACTACACACTAGAAAATAAGGATAACGATGATCTAGACCTAAGCTTCATTGGTCAAGGGGCTCCAATTCCAGTTGTGAGTATCAAATTAGATACAGACCACACTATTTTCGTTTACAAGCGCGGTGGTGGTATTGAAATCACGGACGAAGCAAAAGCTATGCGCTTCGATATGCTTTCTCTTCACTTACGCAAACGCGGTGTGAAAATCGGTCGTACTGAAGAAAAATTAGCTGTTCATCGCTTATTAAATGGGTATTTCAAAGATGGCACAGATGCAGCTCCTACGCTTGGAGTGAAAACAGCGAATGATTGGACATTGGCTGATATTTGGTATGCAAAACAATTCGCTTATCAAAAATATGGCTTTAACTACACGAAATGCTTAATGAACTTGAAAACAGCAGAGCAATGGGCAACTCAAAAAGAAGCTAACGGAAACTTCATTTTCCTTAACGAGTTGAAAAATGGGGATATGCCAGATGTACTGGATTACCAACCATTCATCTCTGAAGATATTCCAGATGGCCGTATGGTATTAGTAGATCCTAGGTTTGCCCTAGCTAAATATCAATTCAAGCCATTTTCTGTTGAAAATGACCGTGATGTAAAAACGCAGGTTGAAGGTTCATATGCAACTGAAACATCTGATTACATTCCGTTTGATCCAAATGCCCGT